CCGAAGAACATCGTCGATGTCATCAAGAAGGGAGGCACCACCCAGGAAATCGCGGCAGCCATCTATGAAAAACGCAATGACGCGCCGTTCACCAAGAACGGTCAGGCCGTCAATTTTGGTCGTCGCATCGAAGAATCCGAGATGTTCGGGGGCAAGGGTGGCGCTTCGCCAGCCGACCAGCAGCGAGAAAAGAATGATGAACTTGAGCGAGAAGGCAAAATCCGCGAGCAACTAAACTCTGGGATCGATGCAACCGTCGCCAAGCGGGAATACGAACTCAAACTGGCTGATCTCAAGGCAGAGGCGGACAAACGCGCCTTGGAATCCGGCGTCGCGACCAGTCAGGAAGAACTGAAGCGCATCGATGCAGAGGCACGTCGATACGGTGACACGAAGGGTCGCATCGAGGCTAACGTCAACGCCCTCGGCGGTGCCTATGACAAGCTGGTCTATGCGCAGGAAAAGGCCGCGATCACAGCCGCGCTGATGAACAAGGCAAGGGAAGACGGCACCGAGGCCACGGCAGCGGAAAAGGCCAGCATCGAGGCGGTTGCCGAGGCGCAGGCGAAGGCCTTGGCGACGCAGGCGCAGTATAAAGAGGGCCAGCAGGCATTCAAGAAGGCACAGGACGACAACAAACAGTCGGCGCAGCAGCTGGCCGACACCTATGCCGGAATGGCGACGCAGTTCTTCACCGGTTTCATCTCCGATCTGAAAAACGGCAAGAGCGCCACCGAAGCCTTGTCGAATGCCTTTGGCCGCCTCGGCGACCAGCTGCTCGACATGGCGCTCAACATGCTTTTCAAGAACCTCTTTTCCGGCCTTATGGGTGGCGCTGGCGGTGGCCTTAACGTCTTTCCCGGAGCGCCGACAATGCACGGTGGCGGCACGGTCGGCATGTCGCGGCACATGGACGGTCGCCGGTTCAACCCGCTGCTCTGGTCCGGTGCGCCAAAGTTTCAGGCTGGCGGCATGGTCGGCCTGCGCCCTGGTGAAATCCCGATCATTGCCCATCGCGGCGAACTGGTGATCCCAGCTGGCCAGACGCAGCAGACCGGCGCGGTAAGCGGTGACGACAACCGCCAATACAATATCGGCATCAAGGTGGACTCGAATGGCCGTGCCAACCTGACGGAAGGCAACGGCACGGTCCTTGGCAAGAAGCTCAACATGGCTGTGCAGGAAGTGATCGCGCGCGAGCAGCGGTCGGGTGGCCTGTTGCATGGCACCGGACCGGGAGCACGCTGATGGCAGAAGGCTCTTTCGACGGAACTGACAACTGTTGGAAGCCCGATCTGCCTATCGGAGCCAACAAAAAGCAGCGTCTCAAGATCGCAAAATACGGTGACGGTTACGAACAGCGGATGACCGATGGCATCAACTACATCGAAACCGAATACGATCTCAGCTGGGCCACGCGCGATGAGAGTGTGATCGTCGCCATGGATGAGTATCTGTCATCGCGGGCAGCGCGAGCCTTCCCGTTCGAGCATCCGGTGACCAAGCAGATCGTCAATGTGTTCTGCGACGAATGGAGCATCAGCTGGACGTTCAAGCACAAGCCTGCGGGTGCGCCTGACCGCATCACCTATGGCACGCTGACCGCCACCTTCCGCATCGCCAACGGGGAGGCTGTCGTCTGATGGGTATTCGCGCCGACCTTTCGGGCCTCGGCCCGCAGCAGCTGATCGAACTGTTCGAGTGGGATGACCGGCCTATCGGCGGCAGCAATGTCATCCATTGGTTCAACGGCACCGGCCTGAACAACGCGCCCATCGTCTGGCAGGGGGTGATCTATGAACCGTTCCCTGTCGAGGCGGACGGTTTCGAATACACCTCGTCCGGAACGCTGCCCCGCCCGACGCTGAAGGTGTCGAACATCGGCGGCTACATCGCCGAGTATCTGCGCACGCAAAGCGGCGGGCTGAAGGCCAAGGTGACGCGCAAGCGCACGCTCGGCAAGTATCTCGACGCCGTCAACTTTCCGGACGGCAATCCGACCGCCGATCCGTCGCAGTTCATGCCGGACGAAATCTTCTATGTCGCGCGCAAGGCGAACGAAAACCCGATCTATGTCGAGGTTGAACTTGCCGTCGCCTTCGACGCCGAGGGCATCAGGTTGCCACGGCGGCAGGTGATCGCCGGAACCTGCCAGTGGCTCTATCGCGGACCTGAGTGCGGTTACACCGGCCCGCCTGTCCAGGACATCCAAGGCAACCCGACCAGCAATCCCGATATGGATCGCTGCCGCAAAACCCTGACCGCATGCAAGGCGCGATTCGGCCAGAACGGCATCCTGCCGACCTCTGCGTTCCCCGCATCCCTGCTGCAAAGATATTGAGGCCAGTCATGTTTGAACCGACCAGAGATCACCTCGACTATGCCTTCGCGTGGGGCCACCATTGTGTGCCGTGCGAAAGCTGCGGTGTGATCGCGGGCGGCGAGTTCTTTCCGGTCAAGAACCTCATCGACGACCGGCCTGACGCCTTCCTGATGGACCCTGTCGAGTATGCCAGAATCAGCAGCGAGCGGCGGATCGAGGCCATCGTTCACTCGCACCTTCTTTCGCCGCCGGCCGCATCCGAACAGGACCGCGTCGCCTGCGAAAACCTCGGCCTGCCGTTCCTCATCGTGTCGCTGGCAACCGGCACCCACACTGTCATCGAGCCGACCGGCTACCGCGCGCCGCTGATCGGGCGGCAATGGGGCTACGGCACGCATGACTGCTGGTCGCTGGTGCGCGATGCGCTGCGCGACTATGGCGGAATCGAAACACCGGATTTCTCGCGCAACCAGTGGCAATGGTGGCAAAAGGGCGAAGACCTGATCGTCGAGCGCTGGAAGGCCGCTGGGTTTCACTGCATCCAGCAGGGATCGCAGCCACAGCATCTCGACGTGTTTGGCATGCAAATCCAAGCGCCGGTCGTCAACCACCTCGGCATCTTCCTCGCACCGGACATGATCCTGCACCAGATGCAGGACAAGCTTTCGACCCGCGAAATCTACGGCGGCGTCTATCAGAAGGCGACAGTCCTGCATCTTCGGCATGAGAGGATGATCGATGCAGCAGGAAACTGAAGGTCTCATCGCCGTCCATCTGCATCAGCCGCTGTCGGAAGAGTTCGGCGACTTGCATCATTTCAACATCCGCACGCCGTTCGAGGCGCTGCACGCGCTCGATGCTAACTATCCGAAATTCCGGCGCGAGTTCGCCAAGCACCCAGCGTACTGGATCGTCGTCGATGGCGAACTCAAGACCTATGAGGATTTCCGCGACCAGACTGCCAAGCTGCCGGTCAAGCATGAAGTCCATTTTGTGCCGAAGGTCACTGGCAACCAGTTCCTCGGCGTGGCGCTGGTCGGTGCCATCTTCCCGGCGATTGCCGGAACGGTGACAGCCCAGATTCTTGGCGGCTTGCTGATGGCTGGTCTGTTCCTCGGCCTGTCGATGCTGCTCGCGCCGAAAAAGGCATCGGAAAAAGACACTGAGAAGGACCAGAATTATGCCTTCTCCGGTCCGGAGAACGTCACGCAGCAAGGTGTGGCGGTGCCGCTGCTCTATGGCCGCTGTCACTGCGGTTCAGTCGTCGTCTCGGCATCACTGATGCTCGGCACCGACCTGTCGCCGGACGTGCCACCGCCGCCGCCTGCTGCCGTTGCCGACTATCCAACCAATGCAACGCCGGGTCTCACGCCGCCGCCTGGCGGCTGGCCAGCTATCGAGAAAAATCTCTTCAAGCCGCTGAACTATGACCACGGCAGCATCTCCCGCGTCGGGCCGAAGGGATGGGAGTACATGGGCGTCGTCGGCAAGATGATCGTCGTCAACGGCAAGGCACAGAAGGCTGATGTCGAATACTTCCGCTCGCCGCGGCAAGTCTGGCCGGGTGCGCCCGTCACCTATTACGCGTGGGATCGGCTCACCGGCTTTCAGCAATGGAATGCGAGGTTACTCAATTGGTAGCGGATGATGGCGGCCATAGGTTTGAGCCACGGATCGTTCCAGCTGGCTCGTCGATGGGAGGCAAGGGAGGGGCGCGCCAGTCGGTCGAGGCTCCAGATTCGCTGAAATCCAAACAGCTGGCCAACCTCGTCGATTTGATTTCCGAAGGTCCGATCCAGGGCTTCGCTAACGGTGTGCAGGACATCTTCATCGACGGCGTGCCGATCCAGAACACAGACGGTTCGATGAACTTCCAGAACGTCAACGTTCAGATCTTTGGCGGCTGGCCGAACCAGCCGATCATGTCCGGCTTCGATGCGCAGGCATCGGAACAGCAGGTCGGCACCCAGCTGAAATATGGTTTTCCGCAAGTGCGCTCGGTGGTGAATGGAGACGTTGACCGCATCCGTTGCACGCTGGCGGTGCCGTCGCTGCAGATCATCGACAAGAAGACCGGCGACATCAACGGCACCACCGTCCAGTTCCGCACCGAAGTCCAGTACGGGCACAATGGCGTCTGGATCAACATGGGCGACTACACGATCAGCGGCAAGACCTCGTCACGCTATCAACGCTCTGTCGTCATGAAGCTGGCCGGACAGCCACCGTTCGATATCCGCATTTCGCGGCTAACCCCAGACTCGACCAAGCAGGAACTGCAGAACGACCTGTACTGGGACTCGTACACCGAGATCATCGACGACCGCATCAATTACAACCTGTCGGCGGTGGTCGGCACCAACATCGATTCCGAGCAGTTCAATTCCATTCCGAAGCGGACGTATCTGCCCTATGGCCTCATCGTCAATGTGCCTGACAATTACGATCCCCAGACCGGCACCTATACCGGCGTCTGGTCTGGCAATTTCAAATATGCATGGACAAACAATCCGGTATGGATCCTTTACGATCTGATTGGTTCGCGCCGCTTCGGCCTCGGCCAGTGGATCGACTACACCAAACTGAACATCTGGGAGTTCTATCGCATCGGCCAGTGGTGCGACGAACTGGTGCCAAACGGTTTCGGCGGCGTCGAGCAGCGCTGGACCTGCAACATTCAGGTGATGACGCAGCAGGATGCGCTTGATCTGATCAAGCAGTTCGCGTCGATCTTTCGCGGCTTCGTCTATTGGAACGGCGGCCAGCTGGTTCCGGTGGCCGACATGCCAGCCGATCCGCTCATCCAGTTTTCCAATGCCAATGTGATCGACGGCGTCTTCAGCTATTCCGGCAGCGATATCCGTTCGCGCCACACGATGATCAACGTCGGCTGGAACGATCCGAAACTGCTCGGCGAGAAACGCTATGCGACCGTCGAGGATCAGGAAGCCATTGCCAAGTACGGTATCCAGTCCATCGACCTTGACGCCTTCGGCTGCACCTCGGAAGGGCAGGCCGTCCGCGTCGGCAAGTGGCAGCTTTACACCGAACTTTACGAAGGCGAACTGGTCAAGTTCTCGACCGGCCTCGAAACCACTTGGGTGAAACCCGGCGACATCGTTCAGGTGATGGATGTCAACGTGGCTGGCAAGCGGCGCGGCGGTCGCATGGGCATCGGCTCGACGACAACATCGGTGGTGTTTGACGCGCCAGTCACCGGCTTCGACACCCAGCATGAATATTATGTGTCCTGCGTCATCGGCGAGGGCAAGATCGAAACCAAGCGGCTGCTGCGCGTCGGGCCGGACAATACCGCCGATCTCTTGTCGCCAGCAGAATTCAGCGCACCGCCAGCGCCGGACACCATGTTCGTCATCACTGCACTGGCCGAGATCGATCCGACGCTGTGGCGGGTGACGGCGATCTCACAGAGCAATGCCGATACCTATGAGGTCAGCGCCGTCCGCCATTATCCTGACAAGTGGGACTACATCGAGAACAATATCCCACTGTCCGATCCGGACATTTCCGATATCCCGCTCTACTTCAGCGTCGCCAACCTTACGGCGATGGACTATCTGGTGCGGCTGTCGCCGATCTCGGTCGGCGTCAAGGCAACCGTGTCATGGGAATCGACGGCACCGCGCTTCGACGTGTCCTACCAGAACGCGGACCGCGGCGACAACTGGACGGTGGTCCGCGTCAATGAGAAGGCAGTCGATCTCGACGTTATCGAAGGCAATTATATCTTTCAGGTGACGCCGATCTCGCCCATCGGTATGAAGGGCGCAACCTCGACGCTCAACTATAATGTCGTCGGCAAATCCGCGCCGCCAGTGGCACCGGCCAATTTCCGCGTCCAGAACATCAACGGCGTCGGACACTTCGAGTGGACGACATCGGTCGAACTCGACGTGATCATCGGCGGACATTATGAGCTTCGCCAGTCGTCGCGCATCCACGGCGGAATCTGGGGCGCGGCGCGCACGGTTATTTCCACCATTCCGGGCACCGCGTCGAGCGTCGAGGCGGCGTATCAACCCGGCACATGGTTCCTTCGCACCTTCGATATCGTCGGCAACCCATCTGACAGGGCGGCGCTCATCCTGACGATAGAAGACGATAGCAGCTACGCGCAGTTCGCCCGCATCTGCGAAAGCCCGCTTTATCTTGGCGACCATTTCAACACCGAAGTGAAGATGCCACAGCAATGGCTGGTCCTCGGCCAGACGGGCGGCACATGGGACGAGCAGATCACCAACTTCGACAGCTGGCCGCAGATCGATGTGCTGCCGGTGATCAATACGCCAGACCCGAACGCCATCCGCCATGGCTGGTATATCTTCGACAACTCGATCGATGCAGGCGGCGTGTTTCCGATCCGCTTTTCCACCGACCTCTTGGCCTTCGTCTACAACGAGACCGGCGAATTTCTCGATGATCGCATGACCGAGGCCGACACCTGGCCGGACTGGGACGATGCGGGCAGCGATCTTTCCGCCGAGGTTCAGCTGTCGATCAGGACGACGAACGACGATCCGGGATTGCCAACTGCGGTCTGGACCGAATGGCAGTCGTTCAGTTCGGCGGAATACACCGCGCGCGGCTTCGAATTCCGAGCCGATCTTTATGCGATAGCTGGCCAGAATATCGGCATCGAGCAGCTGTGTATCCTTGCCGATCTCAAGGGCAAGGCGGACGAGGGCGGCGATGTTCACTACACCGCTGCGCCGATGCAGGTCGATCTCAACATCAAGTTCTACACCATTCCATCCATCGTCGTGACAGTGCAGGACGCGCTGTCTACCGATCAAGTCACGATCACCAGCAAGACGCGCGAGCATTTCACCATCTCCATCACCAATGGCGGTGTGCAGGTGTCGCGGACGTTCGACTGGCATGCACAAGGTTATTAGGAGGCACCAATGTCACAGCACGACATGAGTATAGAGGACGGCACCGGCCTTAGCGTGCGCGAGAACATCAACAACGCATTGCTGGCGCTGACCACACTGCAGTCCGGCTCAATTGAACCGGAAATCACCTATCCCGGACAGCTTTGGCTCGACACGGCGCTCGGCGACGACGGGATACTGCGCATGCGCAATCTCCTCAACACCCTATGGATCAAGCCGACCATCGACACTGGCTTCGTTGACTACACCAAGACCGCTTCAGGCGCGTGGACCAAACCGGCAAACCTGAAGAAACTCGAAGTTATCCTCATTGGCGGTTCCGGTGGTTCGGGTGGCGCACCCGCAACGGCGGCAGGACAGTCATCGGCTGGGGCGGGTGGTGGCGCGGGCGGTGTTGTCTACGGCGTCTATCTCGATGTGTCCACCTTGCCAGCGTCGGTGAACTACAGCATCGGGGCAGGCGGCACTGCCGGAAACGGCACGGGCACCGCAGGCACGGCGGGCGGCAATACAACCTTTAACAATCTGACTGCCCTCGGCGGCGGCGGCGGCGCGCAGTCCGGTCCGGCTGCGGTCTTTACGGCAGCGACGGCTGGCGCTGGCGGTCTTGCCACGTCAACCGAAGGCGCTGGCTGCCTCACCAGGCTATGGCCAGGCGGCGCTGGCATGCAGGGGTTGGTTGCGGCGCATGGCGCAGCCGCAGCCGCCTGTGCTGGCGCTGGCGGCGGCAATCGCTTTGTCCTGCCGCGCGCCGTCACATTTCTCACGACGTCAGGTCTGGCAGCACTGGCGGGGATTGTCCCCGGCGGCGGCGCAAGCGGACCAGCCAATTCCGCCAGCCAGACAGTCAAAGCCGGAGCCGCTGGCGCTGGCGGAAGCATCTATCTCAGGGAGTATTACTGATGGGACGGGCAGCAATCATCAATAGCGAAACCAAGATCGCCGAGAACATTATCGTCACTGACGACGAGGAAGGCGGCAGCGTTTTCACGCCGCCAGAGGGATCGGAACTGATCCCCGATCCTGACGGGACAGCATGGATCGGTTCGACATGGGACGGCTCGGAATTTTCCCCGCCGCCGCCAGAGCCTGATCCCGAACCCAATGGAGAATAACAATGTCACAGCATGATCAGGTCATCGATAACGGTCCCGGCCTTGTCGTCCGGCAGGATATCAATTCGGCCATGGCCGCGCTGTTCTCGACCTCATCAGGCGTGCTGGAACCGCAAGTCACGGTGGCGGGCCAGCTTTGGCTCGATACCAGCGTCCAGCCGAACGGCCAGCTGAAACAGCGCAATCTCACCAACAATGGCTGGATCGCACCCAACATCACGCTGGGCGCTGCCGATCTGTGGTTCGGCACGCGGCTGACGCCGGACAAGTTCATCTGGAACGATCAGGCGAACACCCTCGGCAACGACATCATGACGCTGTCGGATCAAGGCTGGCTTAACCTCGGCATGCCTGGTGGCACCGCAGGCTTGAACGCCAGTGTCGGCTTGAGCGCCAAGGTCGATGAGATCAATGGTGACTACTTCGTCATCAACACCAAGGCTGATGGCAGCGGCGTCGATGCGATCAAACTCAGAAACAGCGGTAACGGTGAATTCGGCCCGAATGTCTCGGTCAAGGGTGCAAGCCCGTTATTCGCGATCAAACCGACCAGCGGCAACGGCCATGTCTGGTTCTATGCCGCCGATGGGGTGACGACGCGGGCGATCATCTACACAGCCAGTGCGGCACAGGGCAATCTCGTCGCCTCGGTCAACGGCTACACATATCAATTTGGCAGCAACGGCGCGTTTTATGTCGGCAATTCCGGCTCTTACCATGGCAGCGACGGTAATATCGTCGGGTCGATCTGGTCCAATTGGGGGCCGAGCGATGCCTACAGCGCTATCAGCGCCCGCATCGAAGCGCGAGCGCAGGCATGGGCCAATTCCGTGGCGGCTGGCGCTGCCAACAATGCCGTGCAATCGACGCGCATGGCCGGTTACGTCGAGTTCAACCACACGTCGGGACAGGCAGGAGT